GCCGCGCTCGACGAGATCGGCAGCACGATGCGCGACGCGCTGCTGAACTGGCCCGCCCGCGTCTCCGGCCTGATCGCGGCCGAGATCAGCGTCGACCCGCATCTGCTGCAGACCATCCTGCAGAGCCACATCAACGACCTGCTGACGGAGGCGGCCGATCGCTTCGATCCCGCAGGCCTCGGAGGGGACCGGCCTCCGTAGCCGTGAGCATGTGCGCCGTCGCGTCGGCGCCATGCTCCGGCCGCCGCCGCAGCTCACCGTCTCGGAATGGGCCGAGCGCCATCGCATGCTCGGCAGCCGCGCCTCCGCGGAGCCCGGCCCCTGGCGGACCAGCCGCACGCCGTATCTGAAGGATGTGATGGACGCGCTGTCGGCGGTGCACCCCGCTCGGCGGGTCGTCTTTATGAAGGGCGCGCAGGTCGGCGCCACCGAGAGCGGCAACAACTGGCTCGGCTACATCATGCACCATGTGCCGGCACCGGCACTGGCGGTGCAGCCGACCGTGGAACTGGCCAAGCGCTTCTCTCGCCAGCGCATTGATCCGCTGCTGGAGGAAACACCCGCGCTGCGGGAGCGGGTGGCGCCCGCCCGTGCGCGGGACAGCGGCAACACCATGCTGTCGAAGGAATTCCCTGGCGGCATCCTGGTGCTGACGGGCGCGAACAGCGCGGTCGGGCTGCGCTCGATGACAGCGCGGTTTCTGTTCCTGGACGAGGTGGACGCTTATCCCGGCGATGTCGCTGGCGAGGGCGATCCGATCGCGCTCGCCGAGGCTCGCGCCCGCACCTTCGGCTGGCGGCGCAAGGCCTTCCTGGTCAGCACGCCGACCATCGCCGGCCGCAGCCGGATCGAGCGGGAGTACCTCGCGAGCGACCAGCGGCGCTTCTTCGTGCCGTGCCCCGAATGCGGGGAGATGCAGTGGCTGCGTTTCGAACGGCTGCTCTGGGAGAAGGGTGCGCCGGAGACGGTGCGGTATCACTGCTCCGCCTGCGACCATCCGATGCAGGAGCACGACAAGACCGCCATGCTCGGCGGCGGCGAGTGGCGCGCGACGGCCGAGGGCCAGGATCCGCACACGATCGGGTTCCACATCTCGGCGCTGTACTCGCCGGTGGGCTGGCTGTCCTGGGCGCAGATCGCGCGCGATTGGGAGGCGGCGCAGGGCAAGCCCGAGGACATCAAGACGTTCAAGAACACGGTGCTCGGCGAGACCTGGCAGGAGCAGGGCGAGGCGCCGGATTGGGAGCGCCTGGTCGAGCGCCGCGAGGACTTCGCCATAGGCGTGGTGCCCACCGGCGCGCTGGTCCTCACCGCCGGCGTCGACGTGCAGGACGATCGCCTGGAATGCGACGTCTGGGGCTGGGCCGAGGGCTTCTCCTCCTGGCTGGTCGACCACGTGGTGATCCAGGGCAGCCCGCGGGACCGCGAGCCCTGGGACGATCTGGCGAAGCTGCTCGCGCGCGACTGGCCGCGCCAGGGCGGCGGAACCATGCGCATCGCCCGGCTCTGCGTCGACACCGGCGGCCGCGACACCGCCGCCGTCTATGGCCACCTGCGTCGCCTACGGGATCCGCGCATCGCGCCGACTAAGGGCATCGACGGTTGGAACCGCGCCCAGCCCGTCCAGGGTCCGACGCCGGTGGACGCGCTGGTCAACGGCCAGAAGCTCCGGCGCGGCCTCAAGCTGTGGACGGTCTCGGTTTCGACCTGGAAGGCCGATCTCTATCGCCGGCTCTGGCTCGGCCGCGGCGACGCGGAGGAATTCCCGCCCGGCTGGGTGCATCTGCCGCGGGGCATCGAGGCGGAGTGGGTCAAGCAGCTGGTCGCCGAGCAGCTGCGCACGACGAAGGACCGCCGCGGCTTTGCCCGGCAGGAATGGGCGAAGCTCAGGGAACGGAACGAAGCGCTGGACTGCGCCGTGCTCGCCCGCGCCGCCCTGTGGCTGCTCGGCGCCGACCGCTACGGCGAGCGCTTCTGGCAGCAGCTGCGGGACCAGATCGCCGATGCCCCGCTGCGGCCGAGCGAGCTTCCCGCCGCCGGGACTGTCGCCCACCCACCAGCGTCACCGCAGGCCGAACTGGCGACGCCCGCAACACCACCCAGCGCCCATCGCCCGCGTGGTTGGCTCGCCCCGCGCCATGGTTGGCTGCGCTGACATTGGAGATCCTGATGACCGCGATCGTGCCCGTGCGCACCAGCATCGCCGCCGGCCAAGCGCTGAGCGGGCCCGTCGCCAGCGTCGGCTACGGTGTCTGCCTGCTGCTGCTGCCCGTCGCCTGGACCGATGCGCCGCTCACCCTTCAGGGCTCGCTCGACGAGGGCGAGCCTGCGGCCTGGGCGGATCTCTACGACCATCTCGGCAACGAGGTGGTGCTGACGGTCGCTGCCGGCCGCGCGCTCACCCTACCGCCCACGCTGCTGCTCGGCTGGCGCTGGCTGCGCCTGCGCTCGGGCCTCCCCGCCGCGCCGGTGACCCAGGCGGCAGAGCGGCTGCTCACCCTCGGGATCAGGCCGCTCGCATGACCGCGCTGTTCCAGCACTACCTGCCGCCGGCGCCGGCGATGCTGCCCTACGTGTCGGGGCGGTTCTACGCCTCGCAGCATGCGCGCGCGGTCGGCGGCGCCGTCGCGATGACGGCGAGCCGGCTCTACTGCGTCCCCTACGTGCTGGCCCGGCCGGGGCTATTCTCGGCCATGGCGGTGAGCGTGACGACCGGCGCCGCCGGCCTGCTGCGCATGGCCTTGACTGCCGACGATGGCACTGGGCATCCGGGGCGCCTCATCGAAGAGCCGGTCGCAGACGCCGACACCACTTCCGCCGGCAACGCGCTCTGCCCCTTCGTGCAGCCGCGCTGGATCCCGGCCGGCACCTGGTGGCTGCTGTTCTGCTTCTCCGGCGCGCCCTCGGTGCGCGGCACCAGCACGCAGGCGTTCAGCGGCGGCAACACGCTGCTGCTCGGCTCGGCCTCGGCCGATGGCGGTGCCGGAGGCGGCACCACGGGCAGCGAGAACGGTTTCTTTGCGGCGCTGACCCATCAGGCCGGTGTGCCGATCATGCCGAACCCGCCGAGCGGGCTGTCCTATCTCGTGAACGCCGCAGCACCCCTGCCGACGCTGCGGGCCGCCTGATGGACCCCGCTGTCCTCGCCTGGGCGTTGGCGCAACCGGCCGGCAGCCGGGCTGCGGTGCTGGCCGCGGCCTATACCGGTGGCACCACGCGCGTCACCTTCGACGGGCGCACCGTGGAGTACCGCAGCCTGGACGAACTCGGCCGCGCACTGGCCGCGCTGCATGGTGCCGAGAACAGCGCGGCGCGTCGGCCTTCCGTGACGCTGGCGAGCTTCACGCGCGGGGGTGCTGCGTGATCGATCGTTTGACCCGCCGCGTCCGTGACGCCTGGGCGGTGCTGCGGGGGTACGCTGCTGCGCAGGATGGGCGCGCCTCCGCCTGGGCGCCCTCCGGTGGCAGCGCCAATGCCGAGGTCGGCATGGCCGCGGCCACGGTCGCCCGCCGCGCCCGCGATGCCGTGCGCAATGATCCCTACGCGAGCCGCATCGTCGATCTCTGGACCGGCAATGCCGTCGGCGCGGGGATCACCACGCGCTGGCCCGATGATGCGCATGGTCGCGCCTGGCAGCGCTGGGCGGAGAGCACCGCCTGTGACGCCGAGGGGCGGCTCGATCTGTATGGTCTGCAGGCGCTGGTCATGCGGGCGGTGGTCGAAAGCGGCGAGTGCTTCGTGCGCTTCCTCATGGTGGCACCATCGCCCGCCAACCCGATCGGGCTGCGGCTGCAGGTGCTGGAGAGCGACCACCTCGACACCGCGCGCAACGGAATGGTCGACGGTGCCGCCACGATCCAGGGCATCGCGCTCGGCGAGGCCGGCGCGCCGATCGGCTACTGGCTGCACCGCGTGCATCCTGGCGCCGCCTGGATCCTGCCGGGGGCGACCTGGCTGAGCAGCGAGCGCATCGCGGCCGGTGACGTGCTGCACGTCTATCGCAAGCGCCGCCCCGGCCAGCTGCGCGACGTCTCCTGGCTGGCACCGGTGCTGCTGCGGCTGCGCGACCTCGGCGACTACGAGGCGGCCCTGCTGATGAAGGCCAAGATCGAGGCCTGCCTTGCCGCGGTCGTCACCGAGGAAGGCGACGAGGCGCTGACCGGCGCCGCGGCCGGCCTGCTCCGCGACGCCCAGGGTCGGACGGTCGAGAGCTTCGAGCCGGGCATGATCCTGTACCGCCGCGGCATGGGCTCGGTGGAGGTGGTGAACCCGAGTGGGGGTGGCAGCCATGCGGCCTTTGCCCGCCGCGCCCTCGAGGCGGCCGCGGTGGGCGCCGGGCTGACCTATGACCAGGTCTCGGGCGACCTCACCCAGGCGAACTACTCCTCGCTCCGGGCTGGCAAGATCGAGTTCCGCCGGCTCTGCGAGCAGGTGCAGTACGGCATGCTGATCCCGATGCTGGTGCGACCGATCGCCGAGCGCTTCCACGCCCAGGGCACGCTGCTCGGGTTGTGGGGTGCCGAGATGCCGGACGGCGTCAGCCACGTGCCGCCGGCGCACGAGATGATCGACCCGCTGAAGGACACCACCGCGCTGATCGCGCAGGTGCGGGCGGGCTTCGTGCCACAGCCGGAGGCCGCCGGTGCCTTCGGCTACGACTTTCGCGCGGCGGTGGAGATGATCCGCGAGGCCAACGCCCTGCTCGACGAGGCCGGCATCTCGCTCGACACCGACCCGCGCCGCGTCGCGAAGTCCGGCGCAGCGCAGGACGCCGCGCAGATGGCCGCGGTCGAGATTGCCGCCACCGGCGCCGCGGCCCCGCCGCGCGAGATCCCAGCACAGGGCTGACCATGACGGACATCATCGAACCGGGCGGGGGAGACCCCGCACCGGAGCTTGCTGCTGCGCCCATCTTGGCGCAGCGCGCGATTGCCGCGCCTGCCACCGTCGATCGCGCCGCCCGCACCGTCGAGGTGGTGTGGAGCACCGGCGCCCGCGCCCGCAACTTCGTCCCCGCCCTTGGCCTCATCACCGAGGAGCTGGAGATGTCGCCGAACGCGGTGCGCATGGATGCGCTGCGCTCCGGGCGCGCTCCGGTGCTCGACACCCACCGCCGTGGTGGTGCCAGGGATGTCCTTGGCCGGGTCACCGCCGCCCGCCTCGAGCGCGGCCGCGGCTACGCCACGCTGCAGTTCAGCGCTGCCGCCGACGTCGAGCCTGTCTGGCAGCGCATTGCCGATGGCACGCTGCGGGCCGTGAGCGTCGGCTACCGCGTCCATCGCTACGAGCCGCGGCCCGATGCCGCCACCGGCGAGACCGTCCACCGTGCGGTGGATTGGGAGCCCTTCGAGATCTCCGTCGTGCCGGTCCCGGTGGACCGCGACGCCGCAGTCCGCGCGCAAGGGGAACAGGGCCTCCCGGCGCCGGCGATCGAACCTGCCCTGCCTGACGAGGATCCACCGATGCCCGAGACGACGCCGGAAGCCCCGGCCACGCCGGCGCCGTCTGCGCCACCCGCCACCCCGCCGCAGGAGATCACCGTGACCACCACGCCCAGCGCCCCGGCGCCGGAATCCACCCGCGCCGTGCCCGCACCGGCCGTGCCGGCGCCCGACCTCGACGCGGTCCGTGCCGAGGCCCAGCGCGCCGAGCGCGAGCGCATCGCCGGCATCGACACTGCGGTCGAGGCCGCCCGCGCCCTGCTGCCGGCGGATTGCATCCCGCCGATCCGTGCCGAGGCGATCGCGGCCGGCTGGACCGGCGACCAGGCCCGCCGCGCCCTGTTCGATGCCCTGGTGGCGCAGGGGCCGCGTGCCGCCATTCCCGCGCGCCCCGAGACCGGCGCCAGCCACGACGATCCGGCGCAGATCCTCGACGCCATGGCCGAGGCGCTCGCCGCCCGCGCCATGCCGGGCTACCAGCCGCAGGGGGAGAATGGTCGGTCCGGACGCCACGCCGAGTTCATGGGCTGGCGCCCCTCCGACATGATCGGCGAGTTGCTGCGCGCCCGCGGCGCGCGGAGCGTGCCGCGCAACCCGACCCTGCTCGCCGAGCGCGCCTTCCACACGACCAGCGACTTCCCGCTGCTGCTCGCGGCCGCGGCCAACAAGATGCTGCTCGCCGCCTACCAGCCGGCGCAACCCACCTACCGCCAGATCTTCCTCCGCCGCGACTTCCGCGACTTCAAGCCGCACCGGCACTTGCGCATCGGTGACTTCCCGACCCTGCTGCCGCTCGCCGAGAACGGCGAGATCCAGGTCGGCACCATGTCCGAGAGCCAGGAGATCGTGCTGCTGCAGACCTTCGCGCGGCGGATCCGCGTCACGCGACCGATGCTGGTCAATGACGACCTCGGCGCCTTCACCGACTTCGCCGCCGCCATCGGCCGCCGCGTCGCCGAGTTCGAGAACGTCACCGCCTACAACCTGCTGAACAGCGCCAATGGCGACGGCCCGACGCTGACCACCGGCAGCGCCCCCGTGTTCGCCACCGGTGCGGCGCGCGCGAACAAGGCCAGCACCGGCACCGTGCTCGACACCGACACCATCGGCGCCGGCCGCACCGCCATCATGAAGCAGCGCACGCTGGACGGGCTGCCCATCTCCATGGGCCAGGCCATGCGCCTGCTGGTCGGGCCGAACCAGGAGCTGGCGGCGCGGCGCGCGACCGTCACCGTTGCCGCGAGCGAGATCGGCAAGGCGAACGTCTTTGCCGGTTTCGTGCAGCCGGTGATCGAGCCGCTGATCCAGGCGAACCGCTGGTACCTGTTCTCCGACCCGGTCGCCGCGCCGGTCTATGTCTACGGCTACCTCAACGGCGCGGAGGGGCCGCAGGTCACCACTGGCCCGGTGCAGGGGGCGGACGGCGTCGAGGTTAGCGTGATCTTCGACTTCGGCGTCGGCGCCATCGACTGGCGCGGCGCCTGGTTCAACCCGGGCACCTGATCCCACCGCTTCCCTCCTTCTCATCCGTATCGCGCCAGGGCGCCGCCGGAACTCCGGTCGGCGCCCTGTGCGCTTTCAGGAGACCTTCCATGCGCAACTGCATCCGTCCCGACGCGCGCTCCATCCCGATGGTGGTGCCCTATGCCGGCGGCATCCTCTCCGGCCAGGGCATGCTGGTCGGCGCCTTCTTCGGGGTGGCGGCGTCCGACGCCGCCCAGAACGCCAGCGTCGAGTGCGAGACCCGCGGTGAGTTCGAACTCACCAAGGAGTCCGCGCTCGCCATCAGCCAGGGCGCCCGCGTGTTCTGGGACAACACCAACCGCCGCATCACCACCACGGCGACGGGCAACTACCAGGTCGGGCTCTGCACCGTCGCCGCACTGACCGCCGATGCCACAGTGCGCGTGATGCTGGCCCGTGTGCCGGCCTCCGGAGCGTGATGGCCGCCCTGCTGCCGCGCGACCGCGCGCGGCTCGAGGGCGTGCACCGCGACCTGGTGCGTGTCGTCGAGCGGGCTCGCCAGGCGGTGCCCTTCATCGTCACCGAGGGGCTGCGCTCGCGCGAGCGCCAGGCCCGGCTGGTCGCGATCGGGGCTTCGCGCACCATGAACAGCCGGCACCTGACCGGCCATGCCGTCGATCTGGCCTATTGGCTCGACGACGGCGACGGCTCGGTGGAGCAGGGCGAGATCCGCTGGGATTGGCCGCTGTACGAGCAGATCGGCGCGGCGATGAAGGTTGCGGCGAAGGATCTCGGCGTGCCGATCGTCTGGGGTGGTGACTGGACGTCCTTCCGCGACGGGCCGCATTTCGAGCTCGACCGTGCGGTGTACCTATGATCGGCGCCACGATCCTTGCGCTGTTCGGCCGGCACGCCGTGCCGCTCGCGCTGGGCGGCGCGCTGCTGCTCTCGGCGACCGTCGCCTGGCACTTCCGGTCGCAGCGCGACGCCGCCCGGCTGGATGCTGCGACCGCCACGCGCACCGCCGAGGCCAATGCGGCGGCGCTCGCCCGCACCACCGCCGAGCACGCGCGCCACTTCGCCGCGCTGACTGGCGAGGCCGAGCGCGCCCGCGCCCAGGCCGCGCGGCTCGGCGCCAATCTGGAGGCTCTCCGCCGTGACCCGAGCCACGCTGCCGGCGCTGCCCCTGTGCTGCGCGATGCTGTCGAGCGCCTGCGCGCCGGCCGCACCACCGGAGATCAGGCTGCTGCCGCTGCGCCTCCCTGACGCGCTGCTGATCTGCGCCGCGACGCCGGCGCTGCCCAATGCAGACAGGCTGACGCAGGGGCAGGTGGCGGAGCTACTGCTGGCCTACGACGCCGCCCATGCCGACTGTGCCGGGCGGCTCGCCGCGGTGCGGCGCCTGAACTCCGCCGACGGGGGCGAGCGATGAGCGCCTTCGCCGCAGCCATGGCGGCCCTGGTCGCCGATCCAAATCTGGGCGCCGAGGCGGTCTATCGGCAGGTCGGCACCGGCCCGGCAGTTCCGGTCCGCGTCCTGCGGTCTTCGCCCGACCGCGTGGCTGATGCCTTCGGCACCGAGATCCTTTCGGCGACCGACATCCTCTCGGTCGCCATCGCCACGCTGCCCGACCTCGCCGCCAGCGACAGCTTCGCTATTGGCGCCGACCTGCTCACCGTCACCCATGCCGAGCGCGACGCCTCCGGCACCGCCTGGCGCGTGCTGTGCCAGCGATAGGAGTTCCCGCCATGCCGCAGAACGCCCTGACCCTGCTGGAGATCCTGCGCGACCTGCTGCTTGGCGCCGCGGCGGGCCTCGCCGGCGGCTTCGTGCGCTGGAACAACCCGGAACGCCGGCGCTTCGGCTGGTGTCTCGCCTGGGAAGTGCCCTCCGCCGCCCTGGTCGGCAGCGCCGGCTACGCGCTCGGCGGCTTCCTCGAGTTCAACGAGTACGGCCGGTTCCTCTTTGCCTTCGTGTTCGGCTACCTCGGCCAGGCGGCGCTGCACGACCTCGCTGTGGCGATCATCCGCCACCGTACCGGCCTGCCGCCGAGCGGCGGCGCGCCGTGAGGCTGGCCGCCCGCATCGTCGGCGACCTGCGCCAGGTGCTCGCGGCCGAGGTCCGGGCCGGCGAGCGCGCGGCGATGACGGCGATCCGCGGCGAGACCGAGCAGGTCAAAGCGGAACTGCGCCGGCAGGTCACCAGCAGCTTTGGCGGCAACGCGCGGGGGATCACCAATGCCTGGCGGTCACAGGTGTTTCCCCGCTCGGGCCAGTCGCTCCGCCCTGCGGGACTGGTCTGGACCAAGGTGCCGAACGTGATCGACGCCTTCGAGCGCGGTGCGCTGATCCGCGCCAAGGGGGCGAAGTATCTCGCTATTCCGACCGGCTTCAACGCGGCGCGGGGACGCCGCGGTCGCGGCGAGAAGGGGATGCGCGTCACGCCGGCGCAGATGGTCGCCTCCGGCCAGGGCTTTCTGCGGCCGTTCCAGTCGGGCCGGGGCTTCGTGTGGTGCCTGCCGCTG